TCCACCGATGCTATTGAAATAGTCAAACGAATTGGCTATCCCTATACACTTCCTTGCTAATAGAGGCGTTTTATCTAGTTTATAGCTATTTATAACTATATAGATATATACGTGTATGTTGAGCGATCTTCCGCCAATTGATAACGGTACCGATCTTTCTTTCGTCTATAAGCTAGATGAAGACATGTTAAATCTCTTTTTTGAAATCATAGATTACTCTGTCGTAACTATGGCAGAAATTATTGAAAAAGATTTGCAAGGATCTAAAGAGTACTTACAACATTTACCTCTTGAGCAAAATCAAGAGATTTGTAGGTTTCATAGGCAGTTATTGCAAGTATATACCGATTACGAACTATATGAAGAGTGTAAGGAGATTAAGTTTATTGTAGAGTCGCTAGAGAATTATCAGGAAGAAGTTGGAAGTCTGCTAAAAAAACCTTAGCTTCTTGCTATCAATAGCTATTAAAATAGCAAAAAAGAAAAGATATTAAGTATATGATAACAGCCTATACGCTAGCAGGTTGCAGGACATGTAAGGAATTACTATCGAGGTTGAACAGCACCTCTCTGCCTTATCGCAACATCGATGTAGAGGCTAATGAAGAGTTGGCGGATAATCTTGAGAATTTATTGAATACATCAATATACCCCATCGTGCAGATAGCTAAACCTACCTTAGATATTTATTTTACATCTGAAAAGAGTGATCACTATTATTTCGACAATACAAAAATCATATTCGTCTATAGCGGTGTCGCACATCTAATAGACCTTATTAAACGCAATTTATGAAACACAGACAACGTACCACGCAGTTACTTGAGCAAGTTGACAATAGCTTAACGTCTCTAGATTCTTTCATATCGAACGGACGGCCGTCTTATGAGCTAAAACAAGCTATCGAGAAAATTAAGGAGAAGCTAGGTGATATACAGACCTTGCTAAATAATGAATCTGATAGTTGGAGCTAAGCTAGATAATCCGTATTATTACAGTAAAAACGTAATATCATGACATTATCAGCTGAACAGATTCAATCTAATTATGAAGCCTTCAAGGCTACTATTGATAAACATATCTCCTCTCCTCGCAAGGAGAAGCTACTAGAGTATTATCAGTCTATCGAAGATCATCTAGTACTCGCTCCGGCCTCCACTCGAGAGTCTTACCATAATTGTATGCCAGGTGGATATGTAGATCATATTAATAGGGTAGTTACCGCTGCTCTAGATGTACATAACCTCTGGTCTAAGTATGGTACATCTAACGAGACTTACACCGAAGAGGAGCTAGTCTTCGCCGCTATTAACCATGACCTCGGTAAATTAGGTCTTCAAGGTAAACCAGGGGTATTTCCTAACGACAATGATTGGCAGATTAAAAACCAGGGCACCTTATATAAGATAAATAATACACTCACCTTCTCAACAGTCCCAGATAGAACTTTATTTATTCTCCAAAGCATTGGAGTAGAAGTTTCAGAAAATGAATATCTAGCTATTAAACTTCATGATGGACTCTATGACGAAAGCAATAAAGCATATCTTATTTCATATCAACCAGAATCCAGACTCCGTACTACCTTGCCTATTATACTTCACCAAGCAGATATGCTAGCAGCAAGGGTAGAGTGGGAGAGAGATTGGTTACCTAAGCTAAGTAATCCACAACAATCTAAGCCTAAACCGCAAGCTAATAAGTTCAACGCTGCTGCAGCTAAGCAAGAAGCTATGGCAAAAGTAGGTAAATCTAACCCCGGACTTCTAGCAGCATTAAAAAATATTTAAACTATGGTACTAACAGTAATTAATTTATTTCTTTGGGTAGGCACGATACTCGGCTACCTAATCTTTAACCTCAATCAAAAGAATCAAAAACTCGAACAGATGGTTATTGAGCGAGATAACCTACTCAGGAGCCTCGCTTCGACTATCGAAGAATCTGACAGGGTACTTCAAGAGCTCGATAAAATAGGGGCATTTAAAAGTGATGATGAGATAGGTTTCTTCTTTAAGACTATACAGAGTATTCAACAAGCATTAAATCAGTTTACAGTTAAACGATAACATGTCCGTAGACCTATTCGAATCAGAAGATAAAATACAACTCACCCAGCAAGGTACTATTAGAAAGCGAAAGCCTAAGCAAGCTAATGTATATTTCACTCAAGATACCGAAGATGCTATCATAGCGTATGTGCAATCTAAAGATGAGGTTGAGCGCAATAGGATATTTAATACACACATTAACTATGCCTTTCATAAGCTAGCTGAGAATATAATACATACTTTTAAGTTCTACTATACAGAGGTAGATACTATTACAGAGCTAAAACATGAGGTTGTTTGCGTATTGCTAGACAAGCTTAAGTTATACAGGCAAGATAAAGGTAAAGCTTACTCCTATTTCGGTACAATAGTTAAGAGATATCTCATAGTATATAATACGAATAACTATAAGAAACTCAAAGCCAAGGCTGAAGTAGCGGAAGTAGATAATGATAAGACTCTCACTGCCGAGCTTATTAATAACAGTGATCTTGATCTAGAAGCTGTAAACTTTATCGATATGTACGTTAAGTATATAGATACTAACCTGTATATATTTTTCCCTAAAGAAAAAGAGGCTAAAGTAGCGGACGCTATCTTAGAGCTCTTCAGAAAGCGTGAGAGCTTAGATATACTTTCTAAAAAAGCTTTGTACATCTACATAAGAGAAATCACAGAAGCAACTACCCCTATCGTAACTAAAGTCATTAAGAAGCTCAAACACCACTACAGAGAAGTATACGAAAGATACTTGATCGAAGGATATACTCCTAGAATTTCTTAAAAATCCATATTTATAATTAAAGATGTATTATTATGGATTTCGATCAAGAGCTATTTAAAGGTAAATCTTTTTCTTCGCTCCTTAAAGATATTTACGATAATAGTAAGAATAAGGAAAAGCAACTTCGCGATCTTGTACTGCAGTTAAGAGATATGGTACAAGAGCCTGGGGATGCTACCCTTATTGTTCCGTTATTACAAGGCTATATGGAAGTAGCTGTTAAAAACGATGAAGCTTTAATTAAGATGGCTGCTATCGTACAAAAGGCTATGACTGCTGCAAATAAATCAGAAGGAGACAGCGAGCTGCTTTCGGATAAGGATAAGGAATTACTTTTTGCTGAAATACAAAAAATCGATGTCCCGGCACTACCGAATAAAACCGCAGCATAATGTCCACACAGTTAGGACTTAATTTCGACTTTTATAAAACCGGTCAATCAGTCGTAGGCTCTAGCCGTACACTGGCCCGAGTGGATAAAGTAATACTAGGGCCTATACAAGTAGATGGAAAGCCGGATGAAGATTTTAGGAAAAATGGATTATGGGCAAGTGTAGGAGCTATCCGCTACACATTAATGTATACTACAGAAGTAGTACCTAACCAAAATGCAACCATCGCTAGACCTTATAATTCAAATAATACACAATACCCAGTAATAGGCGAGATTGTAGAGCTTGTATATGGACCATCCGACAAACTCAACGATGATAGCCTTGATAAGGAGCTGTATTATAAAAATCCTGTAAATTTATGGAACAGCGTACATCATAACGCTTTTCCGAATTTTTTAAATCTAGCTACACGTAACGATAATCTTAACGTGTCATACCAAGACACGACTAATGGAATAGCTCCAGCGCCATCGACAAGCTCACAGACTCCATCACTAGGTATTCCTGAAAAGCCAAATATTAAAAACCTACAACCCCTCCCCGGCGATATTACAATGCAGGGAAGGTGGGGGCAGTCTATAAGATTTGGAAGCACTACGAAAGGTAGCGCTATAAAGACTCCTTGGAGTAGTGCAGGTACTGACGGAGACCCTATCATGATTATCCGGAATGGACAAACAGATGCTAAGGCAAGTGATCCGTGGACTACACTAGTAGAAGATATCAATAGCGATCCTGCATCCATATATCTATGTTCAGGGCAAGCTATATACATTCAAGACTTAAATAATTTTAAGCTAGATTCGTTTACAATTAACAGCAAAGTCCCTGAAGCTAGCATACAGCCCCTCAAGCGTCCGTTAGTTAGCACTGATGCAGTATCCCCAGTATCACAATCACAACTACAACTCCAATCCGCTCAAGCCTCCACTCAGATAAACATACCTAGCGTAGTACCGCAGACTAAAGTAGCAGTTTCATACGCAGTAACTGGCTCTCCGATACAGACTACAACAGCACAAGGATTCGTAGGACCGCTACCAGATACAGGAAGTAACACTACCATAAGCGTAACAACAACAACCGTACTACCTACCGGACAAATATCTTCGAGTACGGTTAATGTACCTTATGATCCTTTTGGCATAGGTAAACTAGGAAGTACAGCTACTAGTGCACTAACAAGCTTACCTGTTGCTCCTTCTATCGCATCATCACCGACATCAAGTAATCCGGTAGCAGCTGGAGGCACTCAGGTAGAGACTGGGGCTGAATTAGAAGTAATCGTAGCAGAAGAGTCATTAGATAAGTTAGGATTTGAGATTGATAATTCAGGAAACCCTGCAATCATAGAACAAGACGATGTACCAGATACACCATCACCAATTAATAACACTGTATCCGGAAACGGTTTAGTACAAAATGACGGAACTCTCGGAGATCTTTATTACTATCCATCGGCAATATTTAATCAAGGGGACCCTAAATGGGGAAGTAATTTCGGCGGTGGATACTCGCTAAAAAAAGCAGGATGCTGCTACACAAGCTTCTCTATGATGGCTACGCATTACAAAAAAGATAGTAAATATACTCCAGAATGGTTCTGGAACAATGCAAAAAAATCCACAGTAGTATATTGGGGAGATATGGCTAAGGCGGTAGGCTTGAGAAGCTCAGGAGGTGTCAATGCTACAACAACAGCTGCTATTGATGCAAGACTTAGTAGGGGTCCGGTGATGATTGAATGGGATAATACTAATAAAGGATCTAAGACAAAATATGCAGGACTATATACAAAGAAGCATCACTGGATGCTAGTTACAGGTAAAAATAAAAACGGTACTTATACAATTTTTAATCCTTCCGGAGCTGTAATATACAGAAACCAAACACAAGCTCAAATTGAAGCAGGATTGATACGTATATCGTATATGTTATAGAATAATATTAAAGATGGCAGCGACACCGTATATACCGACCTTCCCATACACTGGCAATCAAATTATATTGTCATCCGGAAGAGTTACGCTCCATTCAAAAGATGATAGCATAATGATGTTCGGTAAGAAAGCTATAGCATTATCAAGCCTTGGTACAGTAAACTTAGATGTAGCGAATAAAGTAATTATTAACTCTCCTAAGATAGAGCTAGGATTAAATGCAGAAGTAGCTGGAGAGCCGGTACTGTTAGGTAAATCGACAGTATTACTGATAACCAGGATGTTAAAAATATTAATACCTCTAGCACAGGCACTGAATAATATGTCAGAAAGTAAGCTTGAAGAAGCAATACCTGCACTAGTAAAAGCAAGTAAAGTAGTAAAGAAAGAATTTCCGCAATTTATAGCTACAGCTAATGCTACCGGATCATTATTATCAACCGTAACATTTACAAAATAATGGCAGGAAAAGGACTAGAAGCAATAGTAACTAATATAGCTAACAGGCTTGGTGATATCGAAGTTGCTATTGATGAAATATATTACGGCAATCCGACGAGAAAAAATAGAGGATTGAAATTGCCGGGAATGACTGGCAAGGTGAACGGCGTACTACCAATAGCTCAAGAAATAGCCAAGGTAGATTTATGTAATATACTAATCTATTTACTCTCGAATGCCGACCTGACTAAGATACCGGGTAAAGATAGTAAGGTAGGTAAGAAGGTAGAAGAGCTAAGGGAGAAAGCTAAAAAATTAAATATTGATATAGATAGTGGGCAGCTAACAAATAAGGTGATCTCCCCAAGCAAACTAAGTAAGATAAAGGAATCGCTAGATAGTATACTATCAGGTATAGATAACGAAGTCGTAGCTGCTGTACCGCAACTTGCTAACGCTAAGAACTACATAGATGATGTTAGGGGATCTATAAGCCCGTACACAAACGTGAATACAATACCCAATGCAGATGTTCAGCGAATTATGGGTAAGATTAGAGGCGTACAATCTACAATGCAATCAATAACAAGCATTAGTAATGTACAAGATTTAACAGATTTTGTATCACGAGCTGCAAATATAAACATAAACAACCAGCTAAGAGAGCTTCAAAAGATCATAAATCCCTCACAAATACTGCCTGCATTCAGAGCGATAGCTGCACTGCTAAGAGGAATAAATCAGATAGCCTTAAAGTTACTAAATTTCATCAGGATACTACAATCAATAGTAACCCAAGCTCAAGCATTGATACGAGTACTGGAGATTATTATTAAGATCTTGAAATTAATACCGCTACCTAATATGTTTACTGTAGTAGCGCTAACTCAAAAGTTTTCTGATATACTGAGAAAGGTTAGTGAGTTTTTAGATAATATGAAAAAGCGGTTAGCTCAGATTAGCAAATTAATTGAGCAGATCTATACAACAGCTATAGATATTATAGCTAAAATAGGTGAACTAAATACAGTAGTGCAAAATATAATATCTAATTTGGAGATATGCGCACCAACAAAAGACTCGCCCATCACTAAGGAGTTAAAAGATACTAGGGATCTATTAACCGGCACTGTAGATAAGCTCAAATCGTTTACAGCTACATATGCATCAGCATTGAATGATAGAAATAAGCAGATTTTTAACGGATATACTTTAGAGATATTAGAAGAAGAATTAGTTGATGAGGGTATAAAATATAAGAGGCGGAAGGCTATTGCACTAGATAGTAGAGGGGTATTGGTGGCTGAAACGCAATTAACTTTCGCTACAGATACCTTATTGCTTTTTGAAGAATTAAAGTTATTATTAGGAGATAAAGGCCTAGCGCTAGGTAGCGGTATACCGGTACCCGGATTAGAGTTAAGCGATAAGGCTTTGTTTGAATCTATTGGACTTACAGACGAGGCTGCCCTAACACAGACAACAGCGCAAGCTAATGCAGAAGTATCAAGCTTTATAACAGGTATTAAAAAGGGAGGTAGAAAGTTTAAGAGAAGGATCCGGCAAATCACATCACAATTTGCTAGTGATTCTGCTCAACAGCTAAAAAGTAATGCGCAATCAGGTAGGTTTACAGGAGCGAGACCAGCAACATTACCTGTACAGGCGCGATAGTTAACTAAATTTAGGATTTAAAAATATTTATTAGTATGATGAAACTAGATGCATTTAGAAAACTCATTAGAGAAGAGGTTCGACAAGTGCTACGAGAAGAATTAAAGGTAGTACTAACAGAACTACGTAAGCCAGAAAAGGTTATAGGTAGTACTTACACAAAAAGTATAAAAGAGAGCGTTAGGAAAGTACCTATGCCAGCAACTCCGCAAGAGATTGCATTGAATTCAAAAGACCCGATACAGAGGCTTTTAGCAGAAACTGCTTACGGAATGGATGCTAGCGAGTATAAAACTCTACTAAACGCAGACTCTAACATAGCACAAGGCTTTCCGCAAATGTTTGGAGGTAATCAACCGCGATTCAGCTCTCCAGAGCCTCAAGTAGTCAACACAGTGACTGAAATGCTAGCAAGCGCCCCGCCCGTTAATGATATAAATCAAGTGCAGATTGATGCAGTACCGGACTTTAGTGCCCTTATGCAAACGATGAAAAGTAAAGGTCAGATATAATGTCATACCAAGCTAGAAATATAAGCCCTCTAGATTTAAGGCCGAGTACTGCTATTGGAGTATCTATACCCTTTTCTGCACCGACAGTATTTACATCCGTGTATACTACACAGGAGCAGTTAAAGTACAATATAATTAACTTCTTGCTCACAGGTAAGCGAGAAAGAGTCTTTAATCCAGGATTCGGAGCTGGGTTAAGAGAGCAGTTATTTGAACAGATTACCACAGAGTCGATAGCTACTATTGAGAGCAATATTCGGTCCGGTGTTGAAGCTAATTTTCCGAATGTAAACATAACTCAACTAGCAGTCACATCGACTTACGACAACAACACAATCAATATACTATTCAGTTACTCTATAATCAATACAGGGCAAACTGATCAAATTTCTTTAAATTTCGAAAATGGCCAGCGTTAGTACCAATACAAAGGATATACGGTATCTCAATAAAGACTTTACCGACTTTAAAGCTGCTCTAATCGAGTACGCCAGGGCATATTTCCCGACGACTTACAACGATTTTACAGCTGCATCACCCGGTACAATGTTTATCGAGATGGCTGCATATGTAGGTGACGTACTCTCCTTCTATCTAGATAATCAGCTACAGGAAACTTTCCTACAGTACGCAAAGCAAAAAAATAATTTATTTACTCTAGCGTATATGCTAGGCTATAAACCTAAAGTCATATCCGCTGCGACAGTAGATCTTGATGTATACCAAATAGTACCTGCATCAGGAAGTTCAGGTAATTATGACCCTGACTTTAACTACGCCCTCATCATAAATGAAGGCATGCAAATAGCATCTAGCGTTAATAACTCACTAAACTTCTACATACCTGAGAAGATAAATTTCGCCGTTTCATCCTCTTTAGACCCAACAGACATCTCTATCTATAGTGTCGATGGTAACGGTGATCCAACGTACTATCTACTAAAGAAGACAACAAAAGCTATATCCGGAGAAGTTAAGACAAAGACGTTTGATTTCGGTGTAGCAGAAAAATTTACTACAGTTACGATTGAAGATACGAATATTGTCGAGGTAGTTGATATAAAAGATAGCGACGGTAATAAGTGGTATGAAGTACCTTATCTAGCTCAAGACACGATAATTGACGCAGTAGATAACGTATCAACTTTCAATCCAGATTATAGTAGTACGGCAGGATTAGTTCCATATATACTGAATCTGCAGAAAGTACCGCGTAGGTTTGCAACAAGATTTAAAACTGACAGTACGTTAGAATTACAATTCGGAGCTGGTATAAATACAGTTTCAGATGAAGCTATAATACCTAACCCGAATATGGTGGGATTCGGTACGATAGATAGCCTAAGTAAGCTTAATACCGCCTACGACCCCGCTAACTTCACGACGACAGAAACCTACGGTCTAGCTCCTACGAATACGACACTGACTGTTAAATACTTGGCTGGCGGAGGTGCACAAGCTAACGTGCCGAGCAATCAGCTGACTCGTATAGTGAACTATACCTATAGTTTTATTGGAGGATTAGTAGATAGTCTCAAAGGTACTCAAGTAGTACAATCAATTGCGGTTAACAATCCTAATCAAGCAGTTGGCGGAGGAGATGGTGATAGTATAGAGCAACTAAGGCTAAACACTCTCAATCAATATCCTTCTCAAATGAGGATAGTTACTCTACAAGACTATCTTGCTGCAGCATATAATATGCCAGCTAAATTCGGACAAATAGCTAAGGCCTATGTAATGAAAGATGATATTATCTTTAAGCAATCTACAGGTGCTAACAGTAATGCTATAGATCCATTAGCAGCATCTATATACGTACTAACTTACGATATTAATAAGAGCCTACTACAGCCTCCTCCTGCTCTAAAGCAAAACCTCAGGACATACATATCGCAGTATAGAATGCTTACAGATTCAATAAATATTAAGAGTGCATTTATAATAAACATTGGAATATCTTTTGAAATAGTACTAAGACCTAACTATTCTAGTAGAGATGTACTAGCGCAATGCTTGATGTCCTTAAAGGATTACTTCGATATCAGTAAATGGCAGATCAATCAACCTATTATACTCTCCGAGCTATATACGCTACTCGATCAAGTAGTAGGTGTGCAGACAGTACAAAAAGTACTGATCACAAATAACTCCGGCGAAGCTAATGGCTATTCTAAGTTTAGCTACGATATTATAGGAGGTACCCTGAACGGAGTTATATATCCATCACTAGATCCATCTATCTTTGAAGTAAAATATCCAGACGTAGATATACAGGGTAAAGTAGTAACATTTTAACAACACAATAACAGATGTCAGTATATAAAGTATTCCCAAACAAAGACGCAACGATCTATTCCGGTCTACCTACAATCAATGCCGGTAGAGATGAGATATTAGAGGTATCGTCAATAAATAATAGCAATGCAATCGGAGTGAATGTAGGTGCAGATGATATAAGAAGAGCTCTTATTGCGTTTTCTAGCGAAGATCTACAAACGATTAAGTCATTTACGTCTGGCCCTTTTAGTGCTAAATTGCGCCTGTACCTAGCTTATGCTTCTGCACTACCTCAAAACTATACTATAGAATGCTATCCAGTATCTCAAAGCTGGGTAATGGGTACAGGTAAGTTAGCAGATTCACCCAATCCTAAAAACGGAGTTAGTTGGTATACATTAGACGGCGTAACAAACTGGGCAACCACAGGAGGCACACGATCCTACCTATATACATCTGGAGGTGGAGTATGGAATGCAACCTACTCTGGATCACAATCATTTGACTATATTGCCGATAAGGATTTAAATCTAGATGTAACCTCGATAGTAGATCGATGGTTCTCAGGTTCAATACCTAACTACGGATTTATAGTAAAACAAGCTAGTTCGATAGAACTAAATCCATCATCCTCTATAGAGACTAAGTTTTTCTCTATGGACACTCATACGATATACCCGCCCTGTCTTGAATTCAAATGGGACGATTCAAATTATAATACAGGTAGTACTAACGTAGGTACAATATCAAGTGACGACTATGTAGTTTTATCAGAGAATAACCTAGGTAAGTTTAAAGAAGATGACAAATATAAGTTTAAGCTTAGAGCTCGAGACAGGTTTCCGGTTCGGAATTTCACAACATCATCAGAATATTTGAACTGGAAATATCTGCCGCCACAAACATATTGGGCTATCCAAGACTATAAGACTAAAGAAATGATTATAGACTTCGATACAACCTACACTAAGGTGAGCGCAAATTCAACGGGCAATTATTTTACAGTCTACATGAATGGACTACAGCCGGAAAGATCTTACCGAATCCTAGTTAAAACAATACTATCTGGATCCCAAGAAGAAGTCGTTACTAGCAATGATATTATTTTTAAAGTTGAAAGATAATGGCAGAAGAGTTAAATTTGTCTAGACAAGTATATAGCAATAGTACCTATACTAGAGTTATAGATACAGAATTCAAGCAGCTAGTAACTCCTGCTGAACCCGTAGAGGAGCCTGTAACCATCGATAGGTTTTTTGAACTGTACGATGAACTGTTCTTTCAAATACCTATTACCGGTGAGGAGAACTCTCATGAGTATCTAGTAAAAAGGAGTAGTGAATATATCGGAGGAGAAGTTCTAACGGATAATGAAAAGGCACTTATTGATGAGATTAATAGTCTACGTCAACAGTTGCTTGAGGCGAATAAAAATATTATAGATATAAGTTCAATTACGTAATGGAAATAGTTAATATACAACTAACATCGCCTGTAGACGAAAGTCAAGTATACGATAATAAAGATCTATCCCTTATACAATCTGCTAGGATATCAAGGCCTTTTGGACGTACAGAAGACTACATTGAGTATTTTATCTACGATGTAAATGGAGAACAACTAGCTAATAACTATTTCGTAAACAGCTATACACCTGTAAATGTAAACCCGGAAAACGCCACATATAGTACATTACAGATATCTCCAGAAGCAGACATCAGGGCAGAGGGTTTTGATAGAGGTACGGTACTTATAACATACAATTTTTTCCGAAAACTATTCAGGAGTGATATTGCTCAGCAGTTCTGGATAAAAGAAATTTCTAGTGATCGGACAGAGCTAAGGGTATGTAGACAGGATCTATCCAATCAAGAACTACAACAAGCTTTTACTGATTATGATAATCAAATATCGGCTAAAGCATACTACCCTGACTTCTATTTAAACTTTGGCGACAATAATATTATAATAGGCGTTAATGTACTGTATGCACTACAGGATGAAGAAGGCTGCTTACTAATAAAGCTTTACGAACCCCTTGCAGATAACATTGAATTAAAAGATACTTTTTGGATTGTTGATAAGCTTAGTGACTCTGTTACCTACGAAATAGACATTCAAATCCCAGCAGAGGTACAAGTAGAGCGTAATACGTTAAGGGGACCGAACTACAATGTAAGTATAACCGAAAAGATAAATCAAACTACCCCGGTATATAACCTCAATACCTTATTCCAGACGACTGTATCTGCATCCTATCAGCAGATAAAGAGCTTGATGGATGAAAAGGGACTTGATATAAATGTTGACTACACAGACTTTAGTAATTTTATACACTTCTCATCTGCTACCGAACGTATCTATAATTTTCTATATAAACAAACATTAATTGAGAGCTACCAAGCTGATATTAACGCCTTAAGTAGTGTAGCAGGCAGCGGTAATGCAATCATAACATCCGGAAGTAAAGTACTCCTACAAGCTAAGATTAACGATATTATTGAAAAATTCGATGGTTATGAATACT